AACAGTTTTCTTGTGTAGCCCTTAATTGGTGTATCACCCCACGGGCCGATGATCTCTTTGATCTCCTCATCCGTCAGCCCTACCCACTTCACAACCTCTACCGGGTCTTTATCTACTCTGTCGTCAAAACATGAACATCCTCGTTCCCAACACTCTTTGCTAACCAGCATGATCCCTCTCCTTGATGTCATAAAACCAATCATCCCCCGACGCCCATTTCCGGGTGCCGTCCACAGTCCAAACGGTTTTGGCTGCTTGAAAGTCTGGGAATTTTGTCTCGGCAGGAATCAAACTTTGGTCGTACCACAAACATCGGTTGTTGGGTTGGCAGGCAAACTGCCCGTTCTCCAGTTGAATAAAATTAAAACTCTTATGTTCTTCCGCTTGTTCTGTGAATGTTGTGTCTAGATCTTGCCCGTCAGCGCAGAAGTCGGCAGTAAACAGATAGCGCCCGAAATGCCATTGTCTGTCTTTACCAAGAAACTTCACCCCGAGATTGCGTAAACCGATCTTCTCAACTACAGTGAATCGGTAACCCATACAATCCCAGAGTTGCAGGGTATCAATCGGCAGATCACCGTGATCTGGTTTCCAGACATAAGCATGAAGCGGCAGCTTGTCATACAACGCGCCGTATGCCGGGAGTAAAGATTCAATACGAAATACTTGACCTCGCAATGCTTTAAGACTCACCCAGATTGCAGGTTCCAGTTCTCCTTGTCCCCTCTCAAAGTTGTAGAGAAACTCCCGTTTGACAAAACATTTCAGCGGCGGCAGCGGCGCGATGAGATAACTCATCCGTTCTTCTCCTTTAGCTTTGCTTCGATGGCGGCTTGGTGTTCTTGATACTCCCGCACGCTGGCGTTGTGTTTAAACATATCGCGCAGCGTTGGCAGGGTAACGTCTGGCATAGCCTCGGTAACGTACTCGGCATACGACTGGAACTCTGGTGTGCCGTTTTCAATGGCTTTGCGCATCCACTTGGTCATGTGTTCTTCTCCTTTAGCTTCGCATCAACCATATAAACCAACGCTTGCCAGTTGGTTCTATCGCCGAAAGTGGCGCGATTAACTAGAGCACGCGCTTCGTCGTCCGTCAGTTCGACCCATTCTCGCGGTTGCTCGATGGCAGCGCGGAGGGCGGTGATGGCGCTTGCCACACCATCCGGCCCAGATTTCCACGGGTCTGCTAACGCCTCCAGCGCCTGTCGCATTACCTCGATGCTCATTTTTTCCCCCACAAAAACCGCAACGTCAGACCATCAACGAAGTGCTTCTTGAACCGCGTCTCCGGTGCCCAGATCACATAGCCAAGCAAGATGCCCACGGCCCAGCCGATGAAAAAGGCTTCGGTCATATCTCCCCCTTCAACACTTTGGCTGCGTGCAAGTAGTAGTTGTGCCGATCACCTACCTGCTCGTGCAGGCGCTCTAGTATCAGGATGCATCGATCACGCTCAGCAGCTGCAACACGCTCTACAACACGCATCAGAAAAGCCATATCTTTTTCTGGCGTCTCCGATAGCTCCCAAAACGCTCCGGCCTCAGCAGCGATCTTCAAGATCTCGTTTTGGTTCATTTCTCACCTCGTGCGCGGATGGCTGCTGCTATGTATTTCGGATGCTGCACATCCATGTCTTCAACCATCTCGGCACACGCCTCACGCTCGGCCTTGACTGCCTCCCGCACCGCTACACACGCAGGACGCTGGCACTCAGCATGGCAGGTGTGGATGCTGTCGTATGACAGGTGCTGTTCAATGAGAGCGGCGAAGCGTTCCAGTTCGGTAATTCCCCAGCGGTGCGGCTCTGTCCACCCATCTCCGCTTCGGAGTAGCCCAGCCTCCCGCGCCATGCGAATGATGTCATCTCGGTTCATTCTTCGCCTCCGGTGAATCAAGCTCCCTCTTCAGTTTTTGCAACGCTTTCGCTTCGATTTGGCGAACGCGTTCACGGGTCACACCAAGTTCGTCACCCAGTTCTTGCAGGGTGGGGCGTCTTTCGGTGTAGGCACACAGCCAGCGGGCCTCGATGACGCGGCGCATGCGCGGGGTCAAGCATTTCAGCCCCCGCACCAGCTCAGCTTTCCCATACTCCAGCACTATACGTATCACGATGTCGTCATTCATTTTCTTTTCCTCATCGCCGCTGCTATAGCAAGCGTTCCATAACCGTCTAGACCCATTTGCTCTGTTAGGTCTGCGCAGTCTTTCCTTTCTGCTTTCCTCCCGGCCTCGTATGCTTCCTTCCAGTATTTCTCTAAACCTGCTGCGTTAAAGATCCAACCTGCTGTAAGAGCGCCATGTCTATCGGCGCGGTCAAGTATTTGATCTCGTTTCATATTCCTTCCTCTGCTCTGCTTCCATTTCCCTAAGATCCATAGCGACATCGGCTACGCCGTGCCAATCGTTACGTGCGATCATCACTTGCAAATACTGAATCAAAATTGCCCGCTGTTCTTCGTAGCTCATTCCTTCACCCCCAGTGCGGTACGCACGTCTTCAAGATTTGCCTCATTCACCACGATGGCGATCCCCCCTGCCTCGCGGATGCGCTCCAACTCCAACAGCTGAAGCTCAGTCGGTTTACCCCTCCCTGCCTTACACTCAATCGCGAAGAAGTACCCCCGATAGCAGCCCACGATATCGGGGACACCCATGCGACCGTAGCCATTGGCCGGAGGCGCGAAGTGGTACGCCCCCAGCTCATCCAGCTCCTTCTTGACTTTGGCCTTTACCGCGCCCTCGGGGGTACGTGCCATCACTGCACCTCGTTCAGTTTCTGGATGTAGTGCTCGAGCTTGCCCGCATCGTCCGGGCCCTTGCGCCCTTGACGCATGGCGTACTTGATAACGTTACCTTTGAGAAAGCCCACAAACTCCTCATGCGTCAGCAACGCCTCCATCACGGTCCAAGGCTGCACCGCCATGTCCTTGTAGTGAGTACCGCCCACCTGCCGGTCGTCTGCTTTTTGATCTGCTTCCATGATGCTGTATATCTCCAGTCGGTCTCTGATTAGGTCTGCAAGGGTTTGCGGGCCGTTACTCATGGGTTGCTATCGCTTACGCGACCTCCAGTGCCACGTGACCACAGCATGGCTACGCGAGGCGTAGCGCCCTTCAACATCAGCTCAGAAGCTGAGTAGCGGGTCATGTTGTGCACGGGGTACCCCGGACCTACATAGATGTCCTTGTCCCGATAGTGCGGCAGGTAAGTGATGCCGCGCAGCTCGAAGACTGGCGTATCGTGGAGATCAGCGGGCGTGTTAGTCTGGTTTGGTTGGATGGGTTTCATGTTGGTTCCTTCAAAAGGGTGCGGGTCCAAGTTCAGTCGTAAGCTCGGTCATCGTAGACCGACCACTGCCGAGAAGTGCTTGCTCGCTCGGGCGATCCGGCTTCAAAGGCCACGGTGGGAACGGCCACTGCACGGCGGTAGGTCCAGAAGCGGGTGTTGCGCCCGTTTGCGCCTTGCTTGATCTCGAAGTCCGCGAGACCGTCTTCTTTGAGTTCATTGAGCGCCCTCCGTATGGTTTTCGGGTCGAGCAGGAAGTGATGGGCTATCTGTTCCGCTGAGGCTGAGATCTTCCGGCCCTTCAGGTAGCCCAGCGCCTTCGCGTACGTCGTCATTTACTTCGCCTCCCTCGAGCGTTGTCTCAACATCTCCTCGTACATCTTCATTGACGTCAAGGTCGCCAAAGACTGAATCGATAGGCAGCACGTCATCGCCGTCTGCCAGTCTTGGGTCAAAGTAGCTTTCCACATGTCGTCGAGGTGCTTTTTGAGCGCCAAGTACCCTTCGCTGTAATCGATCATAGAATCCCTCATAATCACTGATTGGCATGGGGCGCATCGCGCCCCGTTTGGTTACGAACCACGCGTTGACCACGTTGGCGACAACGGGTACTCGCTTACCAAAAGTGTGGAAAAATAGAGCCCGGACGTTTGCAAGGTCTTGTGGGACTGAGAACTGAGCAACAGTGCAACCTTCCAGTGCACCAACTGCCGAGCGGACTCTCTTGCGTGTATCGGGTAAGTTGGTCGTAATGTCGAAGACAAATCCATCTCCTCCGATAATGGCGTAGAGCTTCATTTCACACCGAACGCCCAGAGCTTGAACCGCGTCCACAGGCCGGGCCTCTCCTCGATTACTGCGGTGGGCGTAGCGGTAGGCGCCACGTACGTGATGCCGCCGGGCGGGACGGGGGTGGGGTCGCTTAGCGTAATGATGCCGCCAGCAGGCACTGCCACTGGCGCAGTCGTGAGGGGTGCGACCACCATCGGCGCGGTGGGCTCCGGAGAAGCGATGATAGTCGTTGGCTGCTCGAGGGAAGCCTTACGCTTCATCTGCGACTTGATGTTGTACACCGTACTGAGCGAAGTCTGGTAACGCTCAGCGATATACGCTGGCGACAGATTGCGGCTAAGCGCTCGGCGGATCTTGGCGGATTTACTCATCAGTCGTCTAGGCATGATCAACTCCTTCTTTTGAAATGAACTGCGTCAGGTTGTACTGCGAATCGGTAATGAACCAGAGAACGGTCATCGGGTCTCGGCGGTCAAGCGCCCACTGGTGCCCGCCTACCTTACCCACGGTCACGATATCGGTTAGCCACTGCGGACGTTCGTACACCGAGCCTATGGACCGCGCCTCTACGTTTTCGTAGAAGGCGGTCAGGTGAAACTCGAGGCCGTTGTCTTGGTAGCGGAACTC